TCGAATTTGTATATAATTCGGGGGGAACAGGCGATCCGCTCGCGGGTGATATTGCCTATATAGATTGCAGTGGCGGAGCTTTCCGCATGAATAGTGCGGTAATACCGGGAACATCTGTTACCTATTCCGGCATTAGCCTTATGAAGGGCGATCAAATAAATATATATTTTAGTGGTAAGTTAAAGCACCAATTTAGAGGGGATGGAACCAAAACTGGTGGCTCCATTGAGATTGATGGTAAGACGTTAGGAATGTCTCCTATAGACTCGCCTAGAGTACTGTTTTTGGACGTTATTCCAGATGTCGAAGCAAAGCCGGAAGGGACAGAAGTCAGGTTTGATGCACAATTTGCGAAGGCAATGAATGGATACAAGGTTTTCCCAAACAAGAATGTAGAAATCGAAGATATAACGCCTGACGGATTTATCGTTGTTGGAAATGGTAAAGTTGATTTACTAATACTTGGGCGCAGAATTAAATATGAAGATACGTATTGGCAGGAAATGCCAACAGAGGAGGAATAAAATGAACAAGCAGATACTGGAAGCGAAGCAAAATATTATAAACGTACTAAATCAGGCACAACTGCCAATAGCAGTTTTAGACCTCATCTTGGGAGATATCCGAAGCGGTATACAGCCCCAGCTGATAGCAGAGGTACGGCAGGAGGAGCAAGTGGAGAAGGAACAGGCAGAAAAAGCTAAGAAGGAGTCGGCGGAAAAGAAGGGGGACGAATAATGGCTTTTACAGTTAATTACAATCTCAAAAAGCCTGAACTTGACGAACAATACGATATCGCTCATCAAAACGGCAACATGGATATAATCGATAACCAGCTGGGCATACTGGCCTCCTACGTGCCTACTAAGCTTAATCTTTCAGGCGGCACAATGACCGGATCTCTTTTTGTTGGGACTGAAGGCCATCAGGCAAAGCTGGAAGCATCTACGGGTTATCTCTATAGCAACGGTGCCATAGTGGCAACGCAGGCATGGGTACAGGCTAACGATAAGTTGCCGGATGTTGTAACGTTTGGCACAAGTGGATGTAAGATCGACTGTACTAACGGCATGTTCCGGATACGGGGCCTACCGGGTCAATCCAGCATTGTAGCACGTGGGGACAACAGCACCATTGAGTTTTATCTGGGAGATGCTACCATCGCTCAGCACGTGTTTCGGAAGGATGGCACGAAAGCCGGCGGGTCCATCAAAATTGACGGTGTTACTCTGGGGATGTCTCCAATAGACTCTCCACGCATCCAGATACAGGATATCATACGTGGGGTCAAAGCAAAACCGGAAGGGACAGAAGTCAGGTTTGAAAAGAATTTTGTAAAGTCGATTGAGGACTATAGCGTGTTTCCAAGTATCCCGGTAACGATTAAAGATAAAACAAAAGATGGCTTTGTGGTCGTTGGCGACGGGGAAGTCGACTTGCAGGTAATAGGCACTCGCAGAGGGTGCAAAGATATATATTGGCAGGATATGCCGAGCAAGGAGGTATAACATGGCATTATATAAGGGCATGGCGGGGAGCCCGATAACAAACCTTGTCACAGATGTTACAAGCACGCAAACAAGCGTAACCGTCGCAAATGGCGGCGCTCTCCCGGATGCGCCAAACATCTGTACTATATGCGGAGATGGGGCACAGATAGAGACTATCCTCTATACTAGCAAGTCCGGGGACATACTATCCGGCATAACACGTGGGATAGAGGGTACAGCCAAGGCGTGGCCGGCCGGGACGGAGGTAGCACGATATTTTACGGCATATGACCAAAATGCGATCAATAGTGCGCTAGATGGGCTCCGGACGGATATCACAGGGGGATTCACAAAACGTGTTGACTTAACGGGGCAAGTGCAAGTCAAGGACTATAGACGTTCGGTAATTGCGCTGTGTGAGGTGACCAATACCAACCCAAATTCTTATAGCATCGGAACTATATCTTTTCACCGAGGCAATGGATTATTGGGATCTAACCGAGCAATTGTGGCTTTTGAGAAAAGTTATAACAACACACTGTGCAATTATAATGTGGTGTATATCGGACATGAAAATGTGCCTAGGGCTTGCACGTTTGTTTATAATGGCGCTAAGTATGGCGGGCTTGAAGTATATATTGGTCCAGCCTTTTCTAATGTAGCCTTTAACGGAGAATCTAATTTTGACATCTTCGGTGTTGACTACTATAACACCGATGCTGACGAAGCCACCATCCCAGAAATTGCAGATTCCATAAATTTTGACGAGCCCATCCCAACCGGCAACATGTATTTTAACGGGATGCAAATTGCCACACGCCCATAGGTGCAGAAAAATGACGTATATCCGGGTGTACTTAAGATTGGTCCGGCAGGCTGCAAGATAGATGCTTCAGATGGCACAATGAGGCTTCGGGCAGCACCAAGTGCGGCGTCAATCGCCGTTCGTGGAGATACAGACACAGTGGAGTTTTATCTTAGTAGTACCGACACGGCCCAGCATGTATTTCGCAAAGACGGCACTAAAGCCGGTGGATCGATTAAGATTGACGGCGAAACCTTGGGTATGTCTCCGACGGATTCGCCCAGGGTGCAGATTCAGGATACCATTGCCGATGTCAAAGCTAGGCCGGAGGGCACATACTGGCAGGATATGCCTAAAAATGAAAAGACAAAAGAAGCATGACAGCAGTCTGATAGCACTTACGGGTGCTTTTATTTTAGGAGGGGAAATATGGAACACATAAGTAGAACAGGAATTATGGCGGTATTGGGCGCAGTAGGAGGCATTATTGCATCTTGGTTTGGAGGGTGGGACGCGGCCTTGTCAACTCTAGTGATCTTTATGGCAATCGACTATATAACAGGGCTTGTCGTAGCTGGGGTCTTTAAGAGATCTGGAAAATCGGAGAGTGGGGCCCTGGAGTCTCGCGCTGGATGGAAAGGCATATGCCGGAAAGGGATGACATTGCTTATAGTTTTTGTTGCTGTACGGCTTGATATGGCTGCCGGAACGGCCTGTATAAAAGATGCAGTTGTCATTGCCTATATTGTGAATGAAGCCTTATCTATATTGGAGAATGCCGGCCTTATGGGCCTGCACATCCCCCCAGTGCTGGAAAAGGCAATAGAAGTTCTAAGAACAAAAGGCGAACCCCAACCGGAGGGAAAGAAAGGAGAACAGCAATGAGCAAAAAAGGTATTGATGTATCAAAGTGGCAGCAAAATATTGACTGGCAGAAGGTAAAAGCAGATGGCGTGGAGTTTGCAATGCTACGGGCAGGGTATGGGAAAAATAACATAGATGAGTTCTTTGTCCGAAACATAAAAGAGTGCAATCGGCTTGGGATACCTTGCGGTGCCTATTGGTTCAGCTACGCTTACACAGCGGAGATGGCCAAACAGGAAGCAAAATATTGCTTAACGGCAATTAAACCTTACAGGGTAGAATATCCAGTGTGCTATGACTTTGAGTATGATAGTGTAAATTTCGCAAAGAAAAAAGGCGTTAAAATCACAAAAGGCTTGGCAACCACACTTGTAGAAGCATTTTGCGCCGAGGTTGAAAAAGCTAGGTACTACGCAATGTATTACACTAATCAGGATTATGCTACAAATATGTTAGACGTTAAGGCACTTGAGCAGTTAGATTTGTGGTACGCATGGTATAACGCTACATGCAACCGCAGCAATGCCGGCCTATGGCAATATTCCAGTAGCGGAAAGATATCTGGCATAAACGGGAACGTGGATATGAATTATGCCAATAGGGATTATCCGGCGATTATGCGAAAGCAAGGATTAAATGGGCTTAAGCCCAGCATCAGAGTGGGAAGCCGGGTGCGGATCATGGGGAGCAAATACACCAACGGGGTTAAGATCCCAGAGTCTGTCCGCAAAGGTATCTATACCGTCCAGCAAATCAAGTCCGATCGGGCTCTGCTCAAGGAGATCTACAGCTGGGTGGCACTCAAAGATCTGAAGCAAGTATAGATTACGATAGGCCGGGGAAACCCGGTCTTTTTTATATCTATATCACGTAGTAATCCCGAAGTAACCGCCGTGATATATAGCAAAATGGGGGCGAATTGAAAAGCAGGGAAACCGCAATATACCAGCATTTATGAACTACTATGAAACAGGGTGAACATTCAAAACCCTTAAATTTTGACTACGAATCAAGAGGTCGTGGGTTCGAATCCCTCCGGGTACACCAAAAGAGCCGCATGGGCACTGCATTTGCAGACATCATGCGGCTTTTATATTTTTAAATGTGTAGTAACCCCGTAGCAATGTCAAGACAGCCTTTCGATCGCCGGCTGGAGCTTTTCAGCGGACTGATAGATGTAGCTTTCGATGTCAACCTTAAAATCAGCATGTCCCATCATTGCGATGAAATCTTCTTCTCTGACCCCTGCCTTGCTGAGTAATGTGGCAAAAGTACGCCTGGTAGCGTGCGGTGTCAGGCGGTGCGGGTTCTCATTTTTTTCTATGCCCATCTGCTCCATAGCTGGATAAAAGCATTTCTCCCGAAAATAATTTACGGTGTAATGTGTTCCGTCATCTTTGCAAAATATAACATCTCCGTTTTTGGCCATCCAGTAATCCAAAATCGGCATAATTTTGTGATGCACGGGAACGATTTTGTTTTTTCCGGCATCTGTTTTAATGCCACCATACAAGGCACAAACGCCGTTTTTTATGTGGACCTGGAATTTGGAGAGCTCCAGGAACTCTGTGATCCGCAGCCCAGTGTAGCACATAAAATATATAAAGTCGGCAAACTTCACTTTTCCAATGACTTTTTCTACTTTTTTGAGTTCCAGATCCGTGAGTGCGGGTTTTACGCCCGTGCCTGCTTTTGGCAGTGTAATAAAATCGCCATAATTTTTATATGCAATGTCGTTTTGCGCAGCATAGCCATATAATACCCTCACAAGTGACCTAATGTCTGCCAGTGATGACCTGGACAAGGGAGGGAGCATAATCGGCTTACCGTTTTTAATGATTGGCTTTCCCCATATATCTAGCTTTGGGTGTTCTTTTTTTAGCACATCAATAATATTCTGATAATGGCTGGTTCGCAGTGGCCTAAACTTTTCTTTATGTATCGATTCTAATTTGCCCCACGCAGCATTGTAGCTATTTTTAAGCTGCTTTGATTTGCCATCCAGCCAGATCGGCATACATTCTTCGTACACTTCTTCTAACGTTATGTTGAGTCTGCTCGTCGGGTTCTTCCGATAGTCCCCCAGCGCATCCTTCGCCTCTTGCGCTGTAGTATAGTAACCTATAATCTCCGGCCGGCCGGTCCCCTTCGCAGGTGTAGCCGCTACCCAAGGCCGGTTTTTCAGGTCTGCTCTCCTATACACAGATCCAGTGCCATTTTCTCTCTTCACAGATTTCCTGGTCGTAGATACCTGCTTTTTTCCGCACCAAGGACAATAGATGTACTGCCCGTCAATTTCCTTTTTGCACTTCTTGCACTTCACCTGAGGGCTCCTTTCCTCCTATCTTTCCGGATTTAATATCTGCTACAAGGTTTTCCACGATCTTAAGATCGTCCATAGTGACTGGTTTATCACCGGTGTTTATATGGAGATCCTCACATCCATATTTATCGCATATCTCAATAAAACATTTCCACACTGCATCGTCTTTGAATTCCATGTTTATCTCCCTCCTGTGTGGCCAATCACTTTGCCGTATACATGCAGGTCCATATCTTCGGTAATCTCAATCGGGCTGTATTTTGGATTTAAGGACTCCAGCCTACATTTGCCATCGTCCAAGACAAACTTTTTACATAATGCATCTCCAGCTATGCCAAACAGCCCAATATTCCCACTCTCCAATCTTTCCTGTGCACTAACCCATACGATACAGCCGTCTGGGTACTCCGGTTCCATGCTGTCGCCAGATAGTTTAATTCCAAAGTCTGTCCCTGATGGTGCGCTTGCTATGCGTATGTCGTACTCGTCTGTAGCTATTGGGAGCGGTGTTCCGGCAGCAGCTCCAGATAGGTATACCGGCATGAGTTCACGCGTAGCTGCTTGTTCATCTACTACTTGTTCCATTAGATTCTTTTCATATCTAACTAGGTTGTTGGCCGTACCGGCCAGCATTGTTTTCCCGGCCCCTGAGAGCTGTCGATATTCATTTATTATTTTCTGTTCATCGGATGACAGCCATGGTTCACTGTTGTCATCCGTAAATTCATTAATATACCTTATTCCATAGATCCCACATAATTCAATCAGGATGCTTGATTCAGGTTGTCTCTGGCCAGATTCCCATCCATATATAGTCTTGTTAGATACCTGTATACCTCTTTCCTCAAGCTTCTCAACAACATCATTTACGGATAACCCGGCTTGATTTCGCTTCTGCTTTAAAATCGTGGATATATTTTCTTTCCCGGAGGCAGACGTGTCTTCGCACTCCAGATGCTCTGGCACGTCATAGCCCATCAGCCACACCGGGCTGACATTAAAATATCTGGCCAGTGCTTCAACCGTAGTTATTTTTGGGGCCATATCCGCTGTAGTATACCTAGAGATCGTTGCTGGCGTAAGGTGTACAACTTCTGCCATAGTATAGATAGTTTCATTGTTTTCTTCTATGAGTTTTTTTAGTCGGCATGCGAACGTTTCTTTATGAACTTTTTTTCCATTCATGTTTTAGCCTTCTTTCTTTTACAAATTACATGTTTATTATATATTACTGTGTTACTTTATGCAATACCGCAATCAAATATTTTTTTAATTTTGTTGCGAAACGTATTGACAATAATTTTTGAGTGTGCTAAGATGATGTTGCGGAACGTAATAAGGCGATTGGGAGGGGGGTGAAGCAAACAAATGAAAATCAGGAAGTACACAGAGCTGAACGCTCTTAAAGGTAGAATCAGGGAAAAGAAAAGCTCTTATCAGGCTCTGTCTGAAAAAATGGGGATGAGCAAAAATGCTCTAAATGACAAGATCAATGGATATTCAGTTTTTAACACGGATGAAGTCGGCTTTTTAGTAGAAGAACTGGATATTTCCGATAAGGAAATCATGCGATATTTTTTTCCCCAGTTGTTACGAAACGTAACAGACGGACGGAGACGTAATGGGAGAGCAGTTGGAGAGTAGAAGGTAGGGAGGGATTGAGATGCCAACTGACAGCGAGATTTTGGCGATGAGCAATGTACCGCCGAGGGTGGCGGCCAAGTACCTGGACTCCGGAGCGCTGGCTGTATACTACGCACTACAGCAAGGAGTGGCGCCGTATGGATACGCAGTCAAATGTCCAGGGGGTAAACACACGTACCATATAAGCCCAGGCCTGCTGGTGGCATATAAGCGGGGTACGCTGCGGATCGGGATGCAGAGTAAAGAGGGAGGTGCAACGTGTGGGAGCTAGTGATCAGCATACTGCTGATAGCGGTGCTGGTGGTGTGGGACGCCAAAGAGGATCTGAGGAGGAGGTAGTAATTATAATCGCACTGTTGTTGATCAATCTGGTGCTGATGCTGTGGAGCATCGGCAAAGTTAAGGAGGTAACCCGAAGTGGAAAAGTTGATTGAGTACCTAAAGGAACATATCCAGGAACCCGGATATCGGCGGTACGAAGCCTTATATCTCGCAGAGGGCAGTCTGCAAGCCCATGTAGAGATGGGCGACTGGGCAGGCAAGCGGTTTAACGCGGAAGAGGTACTGGAGCTGCTGGAAACAGTAGCGACCGATCCGGAAACGGAGGCGTGGCAGAAATGAAAATTAAAGTCACTGTACCAAACGGGAACTATCCTTTATGCCACATATGCGGATCCATGCACGAAGCTTACGAGTGTGTGAAGTCCGCCGCGAAAACCATCCATAGGAAAGTTGATTTGGACCTGGTACTGGATACCTTGGATGGGATGAAGACCTGCGGTTTCACAGATATTGAATTCCACAACGGGATCCAGATGGAAGCTTTATCGAGGGAGGGCGAAAAAGATGGATGAGAGAGCAGCTAAGTTATTGTCCGGGAGGACGAAAGCGGATATCAAAATCCGCACTCATAACGCGAGACCGGAGGCTTGTAGCTATGGGCTGGCCCGCGGGGCTGTGCGGGAGGCACGCTTTTTTGTACAGGACATTATGGATCTGTTTGACCCGGAAAGTGATGTGCTGGAAGAGCTGGCCGAGTGGCTGCACCTGGAGGATGCCCGCCTGAAAGCGTGGTGGGGCGCAGTGGAAAGCGAGGGCCTGTCGCAAAAGTATGAGGACTGGAGAGAGGAGGCGTAGGAATTATGACAGAGCAAGAAGCGATGAAGTTTGCAGACGGCGTGGAGGAGAGCATTCGGCGGGCATCACATGGCTGGGGACCGGATGACGTCGACGAGGCGACAACAATAATCTACTCAACGCTGTGTACAGTGTTTAATTTGGAAAACGCAGTCAGGGCCAGCAGTCCAGAGGCGACATGTGACCATCTGAGCGCTCTGGCAAGCCGGCTAAGTCGCGAGGCGATGATGGTAAGGGAATACAAGGAGAGCAGGTGGCAGGACAGTTACATGGACTACCGTAATATGCACTGGTGAGGAGGGGATAGCATGTACTTGATAAGAGGCGGGGCGGTTACCCACTACCGCCGCCGCCGAAGGCACCGCTGGAAGCCTACAGAACGATTTTACAGCATCCTGATAGGTTTGCTGGCACTGATCGCACTGTTTGGGTTTATCTTGCTGATGCGGAGCTTGGGCCTGCCGGAGAGGTTTACAACCAGCCCGTATTGGCAGGCGGTGATCGGACGATGACAAGCCAAGTAGTAGGGCTAGTATCCAGGGCTATTGTACAGCACCTGGACGGCAATAAGAGAGAGTTCTGCCGCCTGGCCGGGGAGGCGGAACAGGAGTACAGCAGGGATCGGCATTTATACTTATCGATAAAAGAGATTTTACAAGGGGAGGAATCAGAGTGTATAAGTTAAGTCCACTAACGATAGAGAGCCGCGAGGTTGCCCAGATGGTGGGCAAAGATCACAAACATTTGCTGGAAGATATCCGCAAATACATCGGATATTTGGGAAATGCAGGTAAGCCGAGTTTTCGGCCGGCTGAATTTTTTGTGGAAAGCAAGTATGTGGATGCACAGGGCAAGGAACGTAATTGCTACGAGGTAACCAAAAAAGGCTGTGAGCTAATTGCACACAAATTAACCGGGGAAAAGGGCGTACAGTTTACAGCGGCGTACATCAACCGGTTCCACGAGATGGAAGCCGGGGGTAGTATCTCCGACCTGATCCAGAAGGACCCCATCATGGCCATGCGCTATGACCAGATCCAAATGGAGCGCAGGGTACAGGCTGCAGAGCAAAAAGGGGACCTGCTGGAGACCCGTATTAACACACTGGACGGGATCAATCCAGACGGGAATACAAGGCAAAAGCTCAATGGAGCCGTACGCAAGTACGCCTTTAAAGAAAAAGTCCTGTTCGATAAGGCGTGGGGCGACTTTAAGCAAGCATTTAACAATGCTTATCATACGAATCTGGGTGCTCTCATGAATAATTATGCAAGCAAAAACAGCCTGCATAAGCTGACCATCCCACAGTACCTGGCGGCAACAGACAGGCTAGAGGATGGGCTCAGGGTAGTGGACAAGATGCTAAAGTAGTGGACAAGATGCTAAACCGGAAGGAGATGGCAGAGTGAAGCCTTATTGGATGACTTGTAAGTACGATGAGACGGGTGAGATGCAGGCTGTGGTGTTTGCAGAGGGGCCATTGGATGCGATACAGATGTATGCCGACACAACCAGGCAGGCCACAAAAGATTATATACATCTGCCTGGAGAGCCAGAGCTTATGTATATAAAATGCGAGCAATGCAACAGCAAGCAAGTTTACCCGGTTGATCCGCGCGATCCGGTATACAAGACCAGCGTGGGGATGCAGGATAAAAAAAGAGAAGGAGAGGCGTAATTATGTTGGTTAAAAGCCAGGACGGATCGAGCATGACCAATGTGCAGTCCGCCGTAGATGTGCGATGCAGGTACCGCCTGGACGGCAACGATGTGATATGCGGATCCATGGTAATGGGATCCTTTGATACGCCGGAGCGGGCGGATCAGATTGTCAGCGAGATACGGACATTGTTACTTAATTATAAGTATGGCTATCAAGTTCCGGCAAAATAAAAAAGAGCCCTGTAAAAGGGCCAATCCGTCACCATTATTTTAACATTTTGAGGGGGAAAATCAAATCAAATGTCAGTGAAAATAAACAAGCTTGAGATTGAGAACGTCAAACGAGTCAAAGCAGTAAAGCTGGAGCCCTCCGCCAACGGCTTGACCGTCATCGGCGGGAAGAACCGGCAGGGCAAGACATCTGTACTGGACAGTATTGCATGGGCACTGGGCGGGGAAAAATACCGCCCGTCCCAGGCACAGCGAGACGGATCCGTCACGCCGCCAAACCTACACCTGGTAATGAGTAACGGTCTGATAGTTGAGAGAAAAGGGAAAAACTCTGATCTCAAGGTGATTGATCCGAACGGCCAGAAGGGCGGCCAACAGCTCTTAAATGAGTTCGTGGAGCAGCTTGCATTGGACCTGCCAAAGTTTATGCAGTCCACAAGCAAAGAAAAGGCTAATACATTATTGCAGATTATTGGAGTCAGGGATCAATTGGTAGAGCTGGAACGGGAGGAGACTGAAAAGTACAACCAGCGCCGGGCGATCGGGCAGATTGCAGACCAGAAAAAGAAGTATGCCAAGGAACAGCCTTATTACCCGGATGCTCCAAAAGAGCCGGTATCAGCAAGCGAGCTTATTAAGCAGCAGCAGGGCATACTGGCCCGGAATGGTGAAAATGAGAGGAAGCGACGGAACCTTGCCTATCTGAAAAGCCAGGCAGCTGATATTGCTGGCAAGATCGAGGACCTGCAGCGCAAACTGGCCGAAATGCTGGAGAAGCAAAAAGAAATAACACAGGATGTGGAGACCGCCCAGAAATCGGCCCTTGACCTGCACGATGAATCAACGGAAGAGCTGGAAAACAATATTGCCAATATCGAGGCTGTCAATGTGAAGGTGCGGGCCAATTTGGACAAGGATAAAGCCGAAGAGGATGCTCAAGTCTATGTCCAAAAATATGATGCCCTTACCAACGAGATCGACAAGGTACGGCAGGCCAAGACGGACCTGCTCAAAGGGGCAGATCTACCACTGCCGGGCTTATCAGTGCAAGATGGCGAATTGACGTATCAAGGGAGGGAATGGGACTGCATCTCCGGATCAGATCAGCTTAAGATTGCCACGGCCATTGTTCAGCAACTCAATCCTAAGTGTGGTTTTGTCCTCCTGGATAAATTGGAGCAGATGGATATGGATACCCTGCAGGAGTTTGGTGCCTGGTTGGAGCAGGAGGGCCTGCAAGCGATTGCGACACGAGTCAGCACCGGTGATGACTGCTCAATCATAATCGAAGACGGTTACTCAGTAAGTCCTATTCAGTACCAAGCCGACCGGAATCAAGAAAAGGGTGAAGAAGAATACCTCTTAAAGCCAAAAACAGAAAAGCCGCAGCAGAAGAAATGGAAAGCAGGTGAGTTTTGATGGAGATTATCAAGGGTAAAATTGCAACCGCAAAAAAGGTCGTTATATATGGTCCTGAAGGTATTGGGAAATCAACATTTGCAAGTAAGTTTCCTAATCCGCTTTTTATCGATACAGAAGGATCAACAAATTCTATGGATGTGGCGAGGCTTCCAAAGCCAAGCAGCTGGCAGATGATTCTGGAAGAAATTGATTATGTCAGAACGCATCCTGACATTTGCAAATCACTTGTGATCGATACAGTTGACTGGGCAGAGCATATGTGTGTGGAGTTTGTTTGCTCCAAACACAAGAAAAGTGGAATTGAGGATTTCGGATACGGTAATGGTTATGTTTACACGAAAGAAGAATTCGGACGTTTTTTGAATCGCTTGTCAGATGACATAGTGGAATGCGGAATTAATGCAATCCTTACTGCACATGCGCAGATCAGGAAGTTTGAACAGCCGGATGAACTCGGAGCCTATGACCGATACGAACTGAAACTGGGTAAGAAAACATCTTCCCAGACATCACCGCTGATCAAAGAATGGTCCGACATGCTATTGTTCGCGAACTATAAGACTTATTCTGTCGCAGTTGATGACAAAGGCCAAAAGCATAAAGCGCAGGGCGGGGAACGTGTGATGTACACATCCCACCATCCCTGTTGGGATGCTAAGAACAGGGATGGGCTGCTTCCTGAATTGCCATTTGACTATGCTGCTATTGCTCATATTATTCCACATTCGTCAACCGTTCCGGTCTCTCATTCGCAATCACAGGCGCCTGCAAATAAACCTGAATCGCAAACAACTGGGAATAAAGGCCCGGATCAGAAGCGACCAGAACCGGAGCAGAAACAGTCAGAATTGGTGCAAAAGCAGGTGAAGTTGGAGCAAAACGAGCCTAAAACGGAGCAAAAACAAGTTACAGCAAAACCACAATCACAAGTAGGAGCGGCCATGAGTAAGGCACCTGCAGGAGTACCGCAGAAGCTCTGGGACCTGATGTTGCCGAGTAAAGTGACGGCGGAGGAAGTCCGGAACGCGGTGGCTGAAAAGGGTTACTATCCGGTGGATACGCCAATTGAAAACTATGATCCAGAGTTCGTGGATGGCTGCCTGATCGCAGCCTGGCCGCAGCTGCTTGAAGTTATCGAAGATAATCGAAAGTTACCATTTTAAAATAGGGGGATAAATTTTATGTCTTACGAAAATGAAAATTATGTTGATCACGAGTTAGGCTGGAACGATGCAATTGAAAATGATAATCCGGGTTGGGTCTTACTCCCGGAAGGAGATTACGACTTCACGGTCGAGAAGTTTGAGCGTGGCCGGCACAGCGGGAGCGAAAAGCTCCCGCCATGTAACAAAGCGATTATGTATCTTAAAATAAGTTCGCCTGAAGGGGAAACAACTATCCGGCACAATCTGTTTTTGCACACTAAAACAGAAGGGTTACTGTGCGCATTTTTTACAGCAGTCGGGCTGAGGAAACACGGGGAAAAGTTCGTAATGAATTTTGACAAGACTGTTGGAGCCCATGGCCGTGCAAAGATCGGCATTTACAAGTGGACCGGCAACGACGGTAAGGAACACGAATCGAATGAAATTGAAAAGTTTTACGATCCACCAGAAGAGCCAGAAGAATCTGCTCCAGCGAAAAAGTTTGAACCAGGGAGGTTTTAACTGTGGAGCTGAGGCCGTATCAGGAAGAGGCAAGAAAAGCAATAGAGGGGCAGTGGGACAGCGGGGTCGACAGGACCCTGCTGGTTCTTCCAACAGGCACCGGCAAAACAATCGTTTTTTCAAAAGTTGCAGAGGACTGTGTCAGGATAGGCGATCGTGTTCTGATATTGGCACACCGCGGGGAGCTGCTGGATCAGGCAGCCGACAAACTGCAGCAGTCTACTGGTTTACGGTGTGCAGTGGAAAAGGCAGAAGAAACCTGTCTGGACAGCTGGTACCGGGTTGTAGTGGGCTCCGTGCAGAGCCTGATGCGCGAAAAGCGCCTGGAACAATTCCCGCCGGATTTTTTCGGCCGGATCATCGTTGACGAGGCCCACCACGTCCTGTCGGACAGCTACCAGCGAGTGCTGGGGCACTTTGACGGTGCAAAGGTACTGGGAGTTACAGCAACACCGGACAGGGGTGATATGAAGAATTTAGGCAGTTACTTTGATAGCCTTGCTTATGAGTACACCCTGCCCAAGGCAATCAAAGAGGGTTATTTGGCACCTATCGAGGCACTGACTATACCACTAAAGCTTGACCTAACCGGAGTTGGCGTACAGTCCGGGGATTTTAAGGTTAGCGATCTGGGCACGGCATTAGACCCGTATTTATATCAGATTGCCGATGAGATGGCTAAGTATTGTATGGACCGCCGGACACTTGTTTTTCTGCCACTAATCAAAACGAGCCAAAAGTTCCGGGATATCTTACTGGACCGGGGATTCCGGGCGGCGGAGGTCAACGGTGAGAGTAAGGATCGGGCGGAGATCCTGGACGACTTTAACGATGGAAAATACAACGTACTTTGTAACTCCATGCTGCTGACAGAGGGGTTCGACTGCCCGCCGATAGACTGCATAGTGGTACTGCGTCCCACCAAGATCCGCAGCCTGTATGCCCAGATGGTGGGCCGCGGTACCCGGCTGCACCCGGGTAAGGACCACTTGCTACTACTAGATTTTTTGTGGCACACGGAGCGGCACGAGCTGTGCCATCCGGCCCATCTGATTTGTGAGTCGGAAGAAGTTGCCCAGAAGATGACCGAGAATATCGAGGAGGCGGGGTGTCCGGTGGATATCGAGGAAGCCCAACAGCAAGCGTCAGAAGATGTTGTGGCCGAGCGCGAGGAAGCTCTTGCCAAGCAATTGCAGGAGATGAAACATCGTAAGCGCAAGCTGGTGGACCCGTTGCAGTTCGAGATGAGCATTCAGGCAGAAGATCTGTCAGGATACGTTCCAAGCTTTGGATGGGAAGTGAAGCCACCATCCGATAAGCAAGTTAAAGCATTAGAAAAACTAGGCATATTCCCAGACGAAATCGATAATGCCGGGAAAGCCACGAAGTTGCTGGACCGGCTGAACATACGCCGCACAGAGGGACTGACTACACCAAAGCAAATCCGATTTTTAGAGGGCCGAGGGTTTCAGCATGTTGGCAAATGGGACTTTGAAAGCGCAAAGCGCTTAATCAATCGGATCGCGGCCAATGGGTGGAGAACCCCGTATGATATTCACCCTGAGGCATACAAGCCAGTTAGCAAAATTTGATGAATTTGAGGAAACAAAATGGAAAGCAAATATGACTTAATACAAGTTTTGGAATCCATAGATCCCGCCATGCTAAGCTATCAGGAATGGTGCTCTGTGGGAATGGCATTGAAGGATGCCAATTACACTGCTGCAGATTGGGATGCCTGGAGTGCTAGAGATGATAAGAGATACCATCCCGGCGAATGCTTTAAGAAATGGGATACATTCCGCGGATCCGGCAAACCCGTTACAGCCGGCACCATCGTACAATTTGCACGGGATCAAGGATGGCAACCGCCGGATCAGGGTGATGAGCCTGGACAGGAGCTGGGCTGGAACGCCACCATAAGTGCCAAGGAGGACCTGGTAGTGGTCAATCCGGGTTGGCTGGAGGGTAAGGAGGTTGTCGAGCCGGTAGAGTGGGATCCCGTTAAACAGATCGTAGCTTACTTGGAAACTTTATTTGAGGCATCGGAAAATGTTGGGTACGTGACGGAGAGCTGGGAAAAGACAGACAAGGATGATACCCGATACCTGCCGACAAAGGGAGCGTGCGACCGAACGGCCGGCCAGCTGATTGAACAGCTTAATACTTGCCACGGTGATATTGGAGCAGTGTTTGGCGACTACAATCCCAAAGCGGGGGCGTGGATCCGGTTTAACCCCCTGGACGGCAAGGATGTAAAAAACGAGAACGTGACCGATTTTCGGTATGCCCTGGTGGAATCCGATTCCATGCCCATTGACCGACAGAACGCCATTCTAAGAGAGCTGGAGCTGCCGATTGCCTGCCTGGTGCACAGCGGCAGGAAGAGCCTGCACGCCATCGTAAAGATTGAAGCAGCCGACTACAGTGAATATCGCAAACGAGTGGATTATCTATATGAAGTATGTAAAAAGAATGGCCTGACAGTTGATACACAGAACAAAAATCCATCCAGGTTGTCCCGGATGCCGGGGATCATGCGCAACGGGCATAAACAATTTTTAGTTGACAGAAATATTGGGAAGGAAAGCTGGAAGGAATGGCAGGAATGGATCGAGAGTGTAAATGACGACTTGCCGGATCCGGAGAGCATGGCCGACGTGTGGGACCACCTGCCTGAACTATCACCGCCGCTGATCGAGGGTGTGCTAAGGCAGGGCCACAAAATGCTGCTGGCCGGGCCCAGCAAGGCCGGGAAGTCATATGCCTTAATAGAGTTATGTATAGCCATAGCCGAAGGCCGGAAATGGTTCGAATGGCCATGCGCCCAGGGCAAGGTTATGTACGTAAATCTTGAGCTGGATCGGGCCAGCTGTCTGCATCGCTTCAAGGATGTATATTCCGCTTTGAACTGGAATCCAAACAATTTGCGAAACATAGATGTTTGGAACCTGAGAGGTAAGTCCGTACCAATGGATAAGCTTGCCCCAAAGCTGATCCGGCGGGCGGCCAAGAAAAACTATATCGCCATTATTATCGATCCCATTTACAAGGTGATCACCGGCGATGAAAACAGTGCGGACCAGATGGCCCACTTTTGCAATCAGTTTGACCGGGTGTGCACCGAACTGGGGTGTGCTGTGATCTACTGCCACCACCACAGCAAGGGCATGCAGGGGCAAAAGCGGGCTATGGACCGGGCGTCAGGGAGCGGCGTTTTTGCCCGGGACCCGGACGCCCTGTTGGATCTGATCGAGCTGGAACCCAATGACAAGCTGATTGATCAGGAGATTAACAAGGCCATCTGCAAGGTGTGCCTGGCGTGGTTACAGGAGCACGCGGAGGACTGGGAAGACGAGGTATCTCAGGACGATCAATGCAGCCAAAAGACCATGCTGGACACCTGCCAGAGTCTTCTGACAGAAGAACAATATCAAGCCATGCAACCGGACCTGCAGGCTGCCGAAAAGGCTACCCGGGCCCGAACGGCCTGGAGGATTGACGGCACGCTCCGGGAGTTCCCGAAGTTTGCGCCGGTAAATCTGTGGTTTGATTATCCCGTTCACCATCTGGACATGGACGGCCGCCTTAAAGATGTGGAAGCCGAAGGGGAAGCCCCACCGTGGCAAAGGGCAACGAAGCAGCGAAAAAAGAAAGCAAAAAAGGATCGTCGGACCAAGTCCCAAGAATTTGAGGAAGCCATTAATAGCTGTAATTTTGGCGATCCACCTACAAAAAAGGAGATTGCTGAATACCTAGGAGTGACAGTTAGAACAGTAACTGACAAATTACGTGAGCATGGTGGCTATGAAGTTGATAAAAATAATGGCTATGTAATTGTAAAAAAGAGGGAGGAAGAGACCATAAAATAATGGTCACTTCCTGGGTGAGAAGGAACCATAAAAGTATGGTGGCTTCCTAGGTAGGAAAAGACCATGAAAACATGTTTCCTTCCTGGGTGGGAAACGACCATATATATATATATATAAAATTTCTTCCGCCGCTAATCGCGTCGTCACGTATGGGTACGGTAGGTGACCACGTAAAGTGGCGTGGTCACCCCTAAACCATACATGACGGTGACAAGGGCAAAAACCCAAAAATCTAAAAAATGGGAAGTGTTAATACATGGGAATTGATGAAACTTTGAGAAGTGATAAAAAGACGGCTGAATTTTTTATGGCGATGATCCCGCCGACAAAAACTCATCAGGAAAAGCAAGTCAGGGTGATGAAAGGCAAACCGATATTTTACGAGCCGCAGGAACTGAAGGAAACCAGATCAAAATTGGAAGCGCATCTGGTTGGGCATGTGCCGGCAGAAAAGTATACCGGTGCAGTTCGGCTGATTACAAAGTGGTGCTTCCCGATTACCGGCAATCATCATGATGGCGAATACAGGACTACCCGGCCGGACACTGATAACCTGCAAAAGATGCTCAAGGATGTTATGACACATCTGGGATATTGGGCAGATGATGCCCGGGTGGCATCAGAAATTATCGAAAAGTTCTGGGCCGAGATCCCCGGAATTTACATTCGGATTGAAGAGCTGTGCAACAGAATTTAAGAAAAATGCAAGCCGGATTGAAAGGCAGGCTGTTCCGGAATCGCACCTGGTCGTGCTGGACGGCTTGAAGGTATCGCCACCGGACAAAGGATACAAGTTCGGCACAATTGACTATGAGGCGGACGGACAGGAATGGGAGCTATATCCGGTAATGTCGGAATGGTGCGTGAACAGAAAGCAAATCAAGATGGAACTGTGAAAAGGGGTGATTGTGTGGCTCAAAAAGATGAAGCAGAGTTTTCAGGGCTTAGGGTTCGTTACTTGAATGCATTAAAATATTTTGATACGAATTACAAGGTTGATACACCGGAGTGGCGCAAGGATTCGGAAAAATTGTTCGATAAAATTGTGCACCGAATGAATGACTTATGGAACAACATGACGGATGCCGAACAAGCAAAGCACATGGACCTGTTTCGGTAGAAAGGAGAAATCGAAAATGCGAAAGTGCGGGATTTGTGGAAAATGCGAAACCGAGGTGCTGCTGTACAAACGGAGCGAGCTGGGAGATAGGTTGAAAGGCATATTGGAGCTGTGCAATATCAGCTATGTATGTGTGGACTGCCGGAATACCCTGACAAGCACGCGGATCCACGATCGGATCCGGCAGATGGTTAAGGAGCTGGAAAGGGAAGATCGGGTAAGGGCGGAGCGAAGGGCTATCTGATAACGAAACGGGGATATCTGATAACGAAATAGGGCCATCTGATAACGAAATAGGGCAATCTGATACGAAATAGGAGAGGGGAAGAAATCATGAAGTGGAAAACCGAAGAGGTTGCGGGATTGATCAAATTGGCATTTGAGGAAAAGAGCAATGCCGAAATTGCAGAAGCATTGGAAAGACCGGTTAAGGATGTATGGGCGGAGAGAAGCCAGCTGGGGATTACCCTGAATAAGGTTAAGGCTTTAAAAGGGGGAAGCCATGACGCCCGCTGAGGAAGAAATTGAGGAGCTGACCCGAAACATAGAGGGGGCATACAGGCGATATGAACGGATAAAAGGTAGCGGCATGGGAGACCCAAACCGGCCGGACGGTAGCTGGCTCAACGAGGCCATAACTGACATCATGTACTGCCAGAGTGCGGCAAGGGATATATGCGAAGATAGTGGTATCCCTATCCCAGCAATATGCAAAAGGGATCTGCCGCCAGCTGTACCAGGAGACTATATTGCAGACCCAGACAAAACGCGCAGGGCTGCAAAAGAGGCGCTGAGGGAGTGCAAAGCACATCCAAAGTACAAAAAGCTTGTCGAGCTCAAAGCTGGAGGGTGGATCACCTCCTACAAGTGGCTGGGTCTAAATAAGTTGCTGGATGAGCCAAAAAATCTGGAAAGAGCTATTGAGAGCGATGACATCAGGGAGATGCACAAATATGTTATAACGGCAGCTTATCTACTCAAGGTTTATGGTTTTTTAGAGGGTCTGCGACCGCAAGATTTTAAGGATGGGGTCGGGCCGAGGGTTATGAGACGGCAGGAGCAGTTAAGCCTGTTTTAATACCAGGTTTTGAGAGGGGATGGTATATGGCGGCTAAAGCACCACGGCGGGGACCGGCAAACCAATCAAAAATTAAAAGGTAATATGGCAGGCGACCATAGCCTTATATATTGTTTTTAACCGCTGGGCCCCGCCTTTTAATCGATAATAACAAGTTAACATAAAAACGGGGGAATAAAAGAATGGAAAAAGCAAAGAAAATGAGCGAGCTGCCGAGAACGGAGCTGATCAGCACGTTTGTGCAAGAATTGTCCGGAAGCGATTACGAAAAGGAACTGATTGAGCTTTTAACTAACCTTGCGTATGATGGCATATGTGAAAAGCAGGCTATCATGGAGCAGAGCCATGGAAATGTTATAAACCATCTGAGACGAGGATTTGAAGGTAATGACTTTGTGGAGGAACAGTACTCCTGGGACACTCTGCTAGACTATGCGCTGGAAGAGAAAGACAAGGCAGACGAGAACTTGGATAGGCTGTACGACATAGTAAAGAGCCCTGATAACTACCCAAAAACCATGAAGAGCTTTAAAAAATGAAAAAGTTATGCGACCATGAGGATTATCTATTGTCTCTTACTTACAGAATAGCAAAATACATGAGTAATAAGATTTATGGAGGCGACGACTGATGCCGAGAGATGTAACAGAGCGTGATGCGCGTATTTTGGATATGTATAGGCGGGGCCTGCCATACAGGAATATCGCGCATGCTTGCGATTGCACCGAAAATGCCGCACGGAAAGTTGTGCAAAGGCATCCGGAAGTAAAACAAATTGTTGTTTGTAAAGTATGTGGCAAAAAGTTTGAGCGAAGGAAGACAGGGCCTGTACCATCTACCTGTGACAATGACGACTGTAAAAAGCAGTGGCATCGAGTGTACGCGAGAAACTGGAAAAGAAAGAACACATCGAAAATGAAGCAGGTATCGGAAATAATGCCAGAAGGGCCATGGGGAAAGGTCAGAGAGTATTCCAGTGCTGCTGATCGGATGATAAGAGAGGACCTGAGAAAAGGCTGGTCTATAATGCAGATTGCGTGGGAGTATGGACGTGATCCATCGGACATCAGAAAACATATCAGAAAAATGGGGCTGAGCTCAAATGTTGGGTGACTATGAAAAAATGCAAGCGGAGTTTGATACCAAAATGCAAGACTTGGCGGATATATCAAATACAGAATCCATGGCAGATGTCACTGCGGAATCGATAAACCGTTGCCCGCCTCCGACATGGAGCAGGAAAGCAGATTGGAAGGATCCGAGGCGAAAAAAGAGGGGGAGCAGGCATGACACGACAAGACTTGAATAATTTCCGCTACTTGAAGAAAGAGATTGAAATGCTGGATAACGAAATAAAGAATCTTGGGTATGATACAGTGTCAGACACAGTCCGGGGATCCGATCGGGAATGGCCCTATACGGAGCATACGATCACAATTACCGGTATTGATGTAGAGGGCCATGGCGTTAAAGCAAAGCGCTTACAGAGACGTTTGGAGAGACGCAAGGCAGACCTACAGGACAAGCGTTTGGAGATAGCGGAGTCTATTGAAGCAGTAGACGATAGCGTAACCAGACAAGCGATAGTGCTCAAGTATGTCAACGGATTGAGCTGGACACAGGTGGCGGCTCATGTTGGAGGAGGCAACACAGCCGAAGGGCTTCGGAAACGGGTTCATAGATTTTTTGTGGAAAACTGAAAGCTGTCCCGATATGTCCGTTTTATCGGTGGTAATATATATAATGGGATCGATGGATAGGGGCTTGGCTAGCATCCAACATCTACTGACATAGAAACCTACTTCCGCAAGGCCCCACAGCAGCTAAGCTGTGGGGCCTTTAATGTATGGTAATGGTAATAGGTTAAGATATCTACGGGCTGGGCGCGCCAGTATCCGGGATAGGGTTTAACACTCTATAATGCGTTGGGTGGGGCACGAGTGATAGGCAAAAGATATGGAAATTAAATGGAAAAACGATAAAGAGAAATATGAAAAGTATATCGAAAACAGAAAAAAGACAATTGCCGAATTAAGACGGGTTAACCCGCCGGGTAAGATCACCTACGAGGATATCCTGTACTTAATGCGCAATAGGGAGGGCAGGCAATGATAAAGGATTCTGACGGGCGCAGCGCTCGTCTACTAGGATTACCTAAAAAATTTGTCTATGGCGGCGGCAGTTATTCCTTCCGCTATTTTGCCGATGGCAGCTAGGGAAAAATCACCGACTTTACCGCCTATGGTTTTTACCTTTTTCCAGCGTTCAGGGTCCCGTATTTTATCAAGGTATTGATGACCGGAAAAAGTCATTCCGTCGATATGGAGTCTATAAACTTTTCCATCGGCATAGGTTGGCTTTGCAATAATCAGATTCCCTTCACTTAGTTTTAATAGAGTGTAGGCTATATCTTCTTTGGGATACCCAGATAACGATTCAGTCTCGGCGAGTATATGCAAATTTGTGTAGCGGAGTTTTAAATCAGGATCTATGAACTTGACATCTTCGATTGCCAGCAATACATCTCGAATGCAATCAGGATTCAGTCTCACACTATCGCCTCCTTTCCCCATAATTCTACATCGGAAAGATATGGAGGGCAATAGATATATGCTTAAGTCATGTAAATATTGTGGACGCATACACGACAGTAAGTATGATTGTGGGCGCAGGCCGAAGCGAGGGTATCGTACTGATAAGGTAGGCCGGTTTCGTTCCTCAAGGATATGGGCGCGCAAGCGAGAACAGATTAGAGTGAGGGATAAGCAGCTATGCCAGATATGCATTCGCAGGTTATATGGTACAACAGATCAGTACACGTATGATAGGTTGGAGGTTCACCATGCTGTTTCATTGGCTGATGACTTTGACAGGCGACTGGATGATGACAATTTGCTGACTTGTTGTGTTATGCATCATAAGATGGCAGACCGGGGAGAGATACCGCAGGAAGTTATACAGGAAATTATACAGGAGCAGGAAATAACGTAAAAAAAGTTATGAATGGTCCCCCCCGGGGGTACAATTTTCTGGTGGGAGAGCGCCCGAATACTACGTGTCCCCCCATTTAGACA